ATGATCAGCGGTATCAAAACCGAAATGGATATTAACGTGACAGAAAAGCAAGTCACGCTATGGATGGAAGGTGCATTAATACAGGACGTAATGCCTAACTTGACACCAACAGAACGAGACTTTATACGAACTGGTATGACACCAATGGAACAGGCAGACATGGTTCCTGTGTTGTACAGCGAAGGAGAATTTTAGATGAAAGTGGGGCTTGTAAATCCTGTGGCTAAGGCTATGCTACAACTACGCAAGTCACCACAAGTAGTACCACCTAAGAAGGGTGGCAAGGCTAAACGTAACAGAAAAAAGGATACCTATAATGCGATACGAAATGAAGAACTTCGTTAAGACTACAAAGAAAACGTCGCAAGTGCGACCATTTGAACGTAGTGACGAATGGAAACGTGAACGTAAGCTGGCACGTAAAACTAAACAACAGATGCAAAGAAAGGTAGCCTAACATGGCACACGCATACTTAATATACCAACGCCTAGTAGACGCTGAGTTTCAGGCAGAGCTAAACTATGAGATACAATCACCCAGAGCTACAGCATACTTTAATATTGCTATGGTAGGCATGGGGCATGAGCCTGACACGGCAGTGGCAGAGGCAATAAAGCATGAGCTATACCAACCCACCATGTTTATGATTGGCATGGGTAAACAAACCCGCCTAACTTTGGGTCACATCTTTGATGCAGGTAATGGCTATGGTAACGATGAACTATCTGTAGAACACATCCGTAAGCACAGCAGTATGTCAGTCGGTGACCTAGTGGTTAACCTACTTGACAATTCCGTACAGGTCTGTATGCCTATGGGATGGTACGAATTATTCGACACTAACTTAAACCTCAACGTAGCATAAGGAGAACCCACGCTATGACTATCAAAATCAAACTGACTGACCGCCCTGTAGTTAAGACAACTAACCCTGAGTTGTATGTGAACCACACATACCACATGCAGAAGGCAATCAAGTACACATACAACTACTCAACAGTAGACGATTACATTGTACAGAACTGGAGTAAGTCCACAGCTAAACGTATGGCTGATGATCTGAATGAATATCCACGGCGTATAGCGTACCGTATTAGAGTGTTGAAAGTTGTAGGCTTGTTAGGTAGTAAGAATAACATGGAGCGTGGTAAGTTGGTTAGGCAATACAAAGTATTGATGACGCAAGCTAAGGCAATAGAGAAACAGTTGGAGGCTTAATAGTATGGCTACATTAGAAGTAACGATACCGCAATTACAATTCATCATAGATCAGTGCGTAGTAGGACTAACTTTTGAGGATTGGTTTGACCCCTACTCAGTAGAGGATACCATTGAGTCAGATACTACGGAGCATCTACTGAAAGTAATATCACTATTAAATGAATGTGTAACATTAAAGGAGAATACATAATGTTTTTTATACTAGCAACTAAGCCACTCAATGATGGCACAAAAGGTTTTCGTTTCAACATCTTTGGTAAGAAGGGAATGGTACGTCTACGTTCAAAGAAGAAGGCTGACCGTGGTTGGTTTACCCGTGGCGAAGGTAACACTATGTCATGGTGTGACTTCAGTAGGCTGACAGTATACCTTAACTACAGCAAAGCAAGGCGTAAACTTGCACACTTTGCAGGGTAGTGCTAGTTGTGCTACACAAAAAGAAGTACACAGTGTATGATGATGGCGGTAACGTTGTCATCATATCATCTGACAAAAGTATATGTATTGCATATGCTAAATCAAAGGGAGTACTAAGACATGGCTAAACTTACACAAACTGAGGCAAAAGAAATGACACCACAAGAGGCATGGAAGATGAAGCGTGACGCTAAAGATGCGGAGCGTAACTTCAATGCAGACCAGCTATCAGACAGCCAACGTAAGGCATTGATGGATGCCTTCACAGCTATCAGGGGGTGTGACTTCTCCTTTCATGAGATGTTTAGGGCAGACGTATCTGATATGATTGCTATTGACAAAGCTGAGTACCAGCTACGGTCAGAGTTTCCACAGCTAACTGAAGAAGCAGTCGGTGAATTAACTTGTACATGTGAGGATTAATAACATGAGTGTAAAAGCATACGAAGTAACACTAAAGATTGATGGTACAAATTCTATCGTCACGTTAGATGATACGTACCCAGCGGTGCATGATTGGGTAACAGCTACGGAGTTTGCCATTCACATGGCTATGCATGATCATCCAGATGCAATGGTAGACTTCATGGACTGCGCTGAGTATGAGCATCAGGAGTATACACAATGGGGATACATACATGAGGCACCACTCACACTACAGTAATGCGAATGGAAAAGATGATGATCCGTGTGATGATTGGTCACGCATACCGATACCTAAACCAAAGGATGATAAGAAATGATTAGTGCAGCATTGATGTGCCTTGCAATGAATGTCTACCATGAAGCTAGGAGTGAGCCTATGGTAGGCCAGTATGCAGTAGCGCACGTAGTAATTAACAGAGTTAATAGTACCCGATGGCCCAACGATGTATGCTCTGTTGTACATCAGGGGCTACACAAAGGCAGACACAAGTGTCAGTTTAGCTGGTACTGTGATGGTAAGTCAGACAAAGTACACGAAGAAGTACCGTGGGCTAGGGCATTAATTGTAGCTGACAATGTACTACGTGGTAAGGTTCCTGACTTAACTAAGGGTGCAACACACTACCATGCAAGGTACGTTAACCCGTACTGGAGTGCCTCACTTAATACTACTGTGACTTATGGGTCACACAAGTTCTATGAATAGCTTACCGTTACTAGTATAGGTGGACATACCACTACAACTATGGCACAGTTGCCGTACAACCAAACATAAGGAGAACAATATGCCGTTTGATATTCCAGAGTACTTAGACTTTGACATTGCCTTTGAGCCTACACGCATGAAGGATAAGAAGTACGTAATAAATCAAGAGACAGCAGAACCTATTGGTATTGTTGGTAATTCTTTCCAGTGTGCATCACATGGAGACTTCTTCCGTGGTGTCGTTGACACTGCAACGGAGACACTAAATGCTCATGACCTAGAAGATGCAGACTTTTCTTTTAGTACTGCACGTAATGGTGCATGGGCTATGCTTGACATCACCCTGCCTAACGTCACCAAAACTATCACGACAGATAAGTTTGAGACATCTGTAGGTAACAGGATTGTTAGTCTGCATGGGGTTGATGGATCGTGTAGCAATCAGGCTTTCTTTGGTGCGATTGATTTCTTCTGCACTAATGGTTGCATCAGTGGTGATCACGACAAGGTGCGTAAGAAGAACACATCTAACTTTACAATGAATAGTTTTATCTATGAATTGAATAGAGCTAGGACGGACTTCTATACTCATGCAGAAAAGATGCAGGTATGGGCGCAGACTAGCCTCAAGTATGTAGATGTAAGCACACTGCTTGATAGTATGCTGGCCTCTAAGCGTAAGTCTGAGAAGATGTACAGCTTGTACATGAGTGAGGCAGAAACCCGTGGTCACAATAAGTTTGCTTTGTATAGTGCTATGACTAACTATGCTACCTATGCAGACGAACGTAATGGGTTCAACCTACGTAACACTGGCAACGACACACAGGCTATGTCTATGTGGTCACGTGAGCAAGAGGTATCTAAGTGGGTCAGCGATAAACTTTTCGTTGAGTTGGAAGCCGCTTAATGCCACAACTACCTAGGTACGTACAGGAAAGGGTGTCACCTTCGGGTGACATCTCCTACCGTTTCAACCCACCACAAGTTCTTGTAGATGAGGACGTAGTTGTACGAGAGGAGTATGGCTCTGACCTCAAGCAAGTGCGACAAATTGTCAAGGTACACAACGATGCCATTGATACATATCGTGAGGAGTTAGCAAAGGTTATACAAATAAAACCAAGCAGTAGAGTTACTGACTTAATAAATATGTACTATCAATCTAACGATTTCAATATGTTACGTGACAATACTAAAGTGGATTACAGATACTTCCTTACAATCCTCCACCAGAGTTTAGGTACACGTAAGTATGAGAAGGTGACATCGAAGATGGCTAAGGCTACGTATGAAGGGTGGGTTAAGCGTGGCATTAGCTTTGCTAATCATGCCGCAACCTGTGCCAGTAGGGTGTACAACTATGCAATTAAGATGGAGCATACACATCAGAACCCTTGGTCTAAGATTGACAGGTACAGCACACCACAACGCAAGGTAGTGTGGCAACATGGGGATGTAATCAAGTTCCTTGACACAGCTTACAGTGACTATGAGTACAGAAGGATGGGCTTGATAGTACAGATGGCATACGAATGGTGTCAGAGACTAGGTGATATGAGGACGTTACAGTGGGGTAACCTCGACTTAGAGGGTAGAGTACTCAAACTTGAACAAAGCAAACGTAGGGCTGACGTAGAGCTTCCTATCTCCCCTGAGCTAACGGCTATGCTGATTGAACAGTCGGTACAGTTTGGGTTCCAACCATACGTAGCACCACATCCAAGGCCAGTGATGGGTGAGTACCAACCGTATGCAATGGAACGTCTATCAAAGGTAGGACGTAGGGTAATGAGGCTGGCTAAGTTGCCAGAAGAACTACGACTTATGGACTTACGTAGGACAGGGGTGACACAGATGATTGACAAAGGTGTACCAATTGGGCAACTAATGTCAGTGACAGGCCACAATAATGTGTCTTCTGTGAAACCATACATGAAGCATACTTACGATGCCGCAAATAATGCCTTGACACAAAGAAACGTTCGTGTACAATCGAGTACTTAACGAGTAACAAAGAAAGTGATATAACATATGAATATAAATAGTATTATAAGTGATCTATCACTAGTAAGTGGTGAGACAAGACGTATGACTTGTCCATTATGTAATACTAAGAACACATTTACTGTGACCAATGACATGGGTTCTGTTATATGGAATTGTTACAAGGCTAGTTGTTCGTTGTCAGGTGGTACTAACGTATCAATGACAGCGGATGACATACGAAAGTTTCTTCATGTTGTTGCAGATGAGACACACGTTGCAACATTTATTAAACCTGAATGGTTTGTAAGAGACTACAAAAAGATTGCTTCCTTTTGTAATGAGTGGGAGCTTGATGCACAAGACCTAGGGCTTTTGTATGACGTTAGAGAACATCGTGTGGTGTTCCCTGTTATACATGGTGGAGTTACAGTAGATGCTACAGGTAGATCATTGGGTAAACGAATACCTAAATGGAAACGCTATGGAAAAAGTTACTTGCCATACGTATCAGGCCGTGGTAAAACTGCTGTAGTTGTTGAGGACTGCATAAGTGCCGCAGTTGTAGGTGATAGTGATGGATGTGTTGGGGTCGCAGTGTTGGGTACATCACTATCAACTGGACACAAGGAATACTTATCGCAGTTCTCAACGGCAATAATTGCACTAGACCCTGACGCACTACCCAAGACCCTGCAGTTCGCAAAAGAATTACGTAGCTACGTTGATAACGTCAAGGTGCTACGACTAACCGATGATCTCAAATACCAAGAGCCAACCGACATGGCTAACCTTTTAACCCTAGGAGAATAACCAATGGAACTATCCCTTATACGTAGCCTTATGGACAAACCATTCTATGATGACCACAAGGGCGCACGTTGTCCTGACCGTTTGTTCAGCAAGGATGTGCGTAAGATCAAGCAAGCCATCGACAGTGCTATGGATCGCTATGAGCGTACCGTCACACCTGCTGAGATCGAAGCACTATTCATGGCAGAGAACGCCACACTTACTACAGCCCAGCGCCAAGCATACAGCGTACTGTTTGTACAAGTTACTAAGCAAGAGGTCATGGGCAGTGACATAGCACAGGACGTACTGTCTAAGCTATTCCAACAGGTGATAGGCGAGGACATTGCCAACCTTGGATTTGACTACGTTAATGGTAGCAAGACAAGCCTTGATCCACTACGTCAGATGCTTGAGTTGTATGGTGATGACTTCACCCCTAACCTCAAGATACAATGGGAAGACATTGACCTTGATACTATCCTTGCCATGACTGACCTTGAGTCACAGTGGACATTCAACATACCTACGTTGACACGTAAGGTTGAGGGCATCAATGCTGGTCACTTAATTGAGGTAGGTGCTAGACCTAACACAGGCAAGACATCCTTTCATGCATCCCTTGTGGCGGCACCGGGTGGCTTTGCATGGCAGGGTGCTAAGACAATCGTACTGTGTAATGAGGAAGGCTACCACCGTGTTGCCCACCGCTACATCACAGCGGCAACTGGCATGGACAAGCATGAGATCGTCAAGCGTAAGTCTGAGGCAATGGCTATCTTCAACAAGATACGTGACAACGTTATGTTCAAAGATGCCACAGGCCGTGACATGAATTGGGTTGAGTCAGTATGTAAGTCATACAAGCCTGACATAGTTATACTAGACATGGGTGACAAGTTTGCCCGTACTGCAGGGTTCTCCCGTCCTGATGAGGCACTCAAGGCTAACGCCATACAAGCTAGGCAGATAGCCAAGCAACAAGAGTGTGCCGTATTCTATATGTCTCAGCTATCGGCAGAGGCAGAAGGTAAGGTTGTACTCAACCAAGCTATGATGGAAGGTAGTCGTACAGGTAAGGCGGCAGAAGCTGACCTGATGTTCATGATCTCTAAGAACCCTACCGTTGAGGGACAAGAAGAAGAAGACCTTCAGCGTCACATCAACGTGGTCAAGAACAAACTGTCTGGCTGGCACGGCATTGTACACACAGACCTTGAGTACAAGATCGCAAGGTATGTATGTTAGTATTAAAGGAGATTACAAATGATTAGAGCAAATCTTATAGACTATATGGGTAGTGATCTATCCGTAGTTAATGCAGCCCGTGTATCGTTTGGTAAGCGTTCTACCTTTGGTGGTAGAGTAGGTGGACCTAACGTATTAAAAGAAGAAGACGCAAAGCTAGTACACTATCTAGCTGAACACAAACACATGTCACCCTTTGGTCACTGCTTTGTATCCTTTCACATCAAGGCTCCCATCTTTGTGGCACGTCAGCTTGTTAAGCATAAGTTTCTACGATGGAATGAGATCAGCCGTAGGTACGTCAGTGATAAACCTGAGTTCCATGAGCCTGAGATGTGGCGTAGTAAGGCAACAGATAAGAAGCAAGGCAGTGGGCCAGCGTTGAAAGATCAAGACATTAACATAGCAACAACCCAGCGTATTGTTTGGATGTTGTATGAGAGCCTACTAGCTAAGGGAGTTTGTGAAGAGCAAGCACGAATGGTGTTGCCACAAAACACCATGACAGAATGGTATTGGTCTGGATCAC